GTTTTCATCGTTCTCGATGTCGTCGAGCACCATCAGGTCGGGCCTCCAGTTTTTATGCTTCCGGCCACGGATCTTCTGGCCCGCGCCGATCGCGTCGATGCGCACGCCCTGTGATGTGATGATGACATTTTCCCGCCACACGCCGCCCGTCAGGTTGCCGAAGTCCTCGCGGATCGCGCCGTTGTCTTCCAACTCGTCTTTAATCGCGCTTAAAAATCCGTTCGCTTGGTCACTTGTGTCCGAAAGGATGATGATATACCGCTTATAGCGGTACAGGGCTGCGTGCAGTGATCCCTTAAATGTGAGGTTCGTCGATTTTGCGTGGCCGCGCGGTGCGGCCGTCGCGCGTCTGCAACCGTCTTGCGCGTCCACGAGCTTCGCGTTGTCGCCGATAGGCACGACGCCTTTCAGCACGCCATCACGCCATAGCGTATCCAGCTCCGCGTGAAACTGCGGCGAGGGCCGCGAAAAATAGTGGGGAAGGTAGGCGCGGCCGAAGTACGCCAAGTCCATCGCGGCAAGCGCACGGCGGATCCCGTCCTCGCCCTTCAGGGGATCCCCGGCCCGGTAGCGGCGCAATAACTCCCGCCGTTCCGGCTCGTTGCCCACCTGCAAATACGCTTCTGTCAGCGCGCGCAGCCGCGCGTCGTTATTTCCTGCTGTACCGCCGCGCTTGCTGCTGGCTTCCCGCATGGCCTTTGCCAGCCGGTCAAAGCTTTTCTCGCGCCGCACGCTCATGCGTTTACACCTCGCTTCAAGATTCGCCCCAAATTTGCCCTGTGCCGCTTTTCCGCGCGCAAAGCGCCGCGTGTTCGGCGGCGCTTCCAGGGCGAAATTTAAATTGGTTTTAAACCGGTTTTAAAGGCGGTTGGGGCGGGGGTATGGTTTGGCACTTGTCGCTTGTGCCACAAGTACCCTGTCGTCTATCTCTTTTAGCTTTACGCTTGCGGGACGAATCAACCGTATGCGCGCTGCTAAAATATGGTGGGGGATATGCACGCCAGGACATATCCCCCATCGAAAGGAGGATCCAGAAGAAGGCGCACACAAGCCCAACTCTGGAGTATGATCAACAGCGAGCGCCGTGGATCGCTTTCTCGGTGGGGGCGTGTTCTGGCCGCACGCCCCCGTCACAAAGGAGGAACCCGTCGGCAGGGAGGATGACGCCCTACTGCGGAAGTATGATCAACGACATATTAATGTCGTGGATCCGGTTTAAGATGCGCACGCGCACCCGCGCGCGCCGCTGGCGCTTATCCCATCGGATGATCCAGCCCTCTTTTCCGATCAGCGGCCCGGAAACGATCCGGATCCGGTCGCCGTCCAGGATGCCGCGCGATGGGTTTAGCGGCGCGTCCGTGATGGACAGCATTTCGATATATAGCGCCTCGTCCGCGTCAAGCGGCGTCGGCTGGCCCAGGATGCGCAGCACATGGTCTACGCCGTGGATCCTGTGATAGTCCGTATCGGTCATACGCAGCTCAATGAATACATAGCCAGGGAAGAACAAACGCTCCCGCTCCCGCCAGACGCCGCCATGCCGCTCGATCGTCATTTCACGCGGTACGGCGGCTTGGTATCCCAGCGCTTTGAGGTCGTCTCGCACTTCCAGCTCGCGCAGCGTGTGTACCTGCAGCACATACCAGCTCATACTACTCCTCCAGATCCTGCGGCGCTTCTTCCACACCGCGCTTTGATTCCAGGAAGGCCGCGACTTGTGCGTAAAGTTCCGGCCGCTCGTGCGCCATGGCGTCGAAGATCATCTGCTTCATGGCGTCGATGCCGATATCCACATCGGTCTGGTTCTGCATGTCGATGCGCTTTTTGTAGGCCGCAGCCTTGATCAGCGCGTTCGATTCTTTCAGCAGCTTATCCAGTCGCACCTCCGTCCACGCCTCTTCCGGCGCGTTGGCCAGCGCGTTGAAAACGTTCTGTGACATTAGCCGGACGATCGCCTCGGTCGTATCCAAGTCCGGGTATTTGTCCATCTCCGTCATCATGCGCTGCATGTTCTCCTGCGCGATGTTCAATATCTGGACGTTCGCATGATAGTTCTTGGCGTACCGGCATACCGACGATGGCGAGATGCTGATGCCCTTATCCGCAAGGTAGTCTACGACCTCCGCGTACCTGCAGTTTGAGAGCAGCATCTGCTCCACGGTATCCTTGACCGCAGGCGGCAGGTCGTCGATCTTGCCATGCTTGCGTTTGCTCACCTTCGGCTTCATAAGCTATACCAGCACCGCCGGGTCGGTATCGATGTACCGAGCGAGACGAATACCTTTCGCGGTCAGCGACACGTCGCACTTTTTCGGATCTGCCCGCCGCGCATCGATCAGCTGCTGCGCCGAGCAGTAAAGGATATCAACATATCCTTCTTTCTGGAGGTAAGTAAGCGAGTCCCAAAATTCGGCTTCGGTGAACTCCGGCAATGCCGTTTTTACGGTGGCCAGTCGGATCCAGTCGCCATCCAGAATGTTGATGACGCGGATCATAGCGCCGTTGTTTTCGGCAAAATTGGACGCTTCTATGCGTTTCTTGAGCTCCCGTTTCTCATCCATCATGTCAGGCTCCTCCCTTTCTCGCTAAATCGAAAAGCATATCATATATGCGGTCATTTTGCGCCGTAAGCTTTGCAATCTGTGTCACAAATTCGTCCTTGGTGATGTACTGAGTGCGCACAGCTTTCAGCTCGCTGTCGATGCTGTCCAGCCGCTCGTTCATCCGCGCTTCCATCTTGGCCATCGCGGATGCGCTGGAGGCTTCGATCTTTTCCAGCTCCGTCCGCTTCGCAAATCCGTCGCGGATCGCGGCGATCGCTTTCTCGTTTTGGTCGACGCGGTCGATCGTGCGCTTCAGGAAAAAACTGATCACGCCCGCGATCGCGCTTAGCACCAGTCCGATAATCTTGCTGACCACATCCGCTCCATCCATACGCACCACCCAAAAATAAAAGATTGATCCGGTTATGGATCAATCTTAAACGCATATGGGTGAAACTTCAATTTGAAGCGCTTCAACAGCTTTCATCCGCCATCCGTTTCTGCGGATTCAGCCGTCTTGATCGTATCACAGTCTTCACCCACTGGCAAGCAAAAACTTAATTGTCCGTCGATCGGCTTCGCGCGCACGCGCTTAAGCACAGGCGCAACAATTACGCGGATATGCCGGGGCGAAAGCCCATACATGCTAGCTAACTCGTTAAAATTGTAGCCGTCAAATGCTTCGCGGATCGCTTCATCCCGCGCATTCCGGCTCAGGCTTTCGGGCTTCGGGATATACAGTTGATACCCTCCATACCGCTCAGCCAGCCGCATAAGGCCGTCCGTGCCTACAAGCTCCGCGATCGGACGGTACTCGCTGCTGATGTCCTCCAGCTTCAGGTTAAGTGTCGCCACTCGCCGCCGCCTCCTTTCCCGCCGTGCCTACGATGCTTTTTAGGATCTCGATCAATCGCCATCCGTCCGCAAGGGACAGGAAACGGAACGGCTGATCCGGCGTACAATCGCGGTGGAGCTGTTTGCGGATGATCCCGCAAAGCCGTTCGCCCAGCGTGGCCCGGCTTGGCGTATGATCGAGATCCCGCAGCTGGTACATCAGCCTCCATATTTTCCGCTGCTGCTCTGCGGTAACGCCGCCCGGTGTTTCCTCATGCTGCTTGCGCCTGCGCTGCTCCAACGGTTCCGTGCGGTTCTTCAGCTTCAGCTTTTCCAACAGCTCTGCCTGTACGGCGCGAAATTCAGAATTTGTGAGCGCGCTCACGCTGTCTTTACCTGTGATGCGCTGCACTACGCAGTGGAGCGCGTCTTCCCGGTTGCCCGATTCAAGCAGGCCTGCAGCCGCGCCCAGTGCATAGATGTGCCGGATTTCTTCTTTGGTGATCGTTTGGCTCCCTTTCACGTGTGTTTTCCTCCTTCAGCTGCCTCGTCAGTGCCGGACGCCGATCCCCGGCAGACCGCCCGCAGGCGGTTTCGGCTTTATCTCGTGCAGGCTGCAAGCCGCCGTTCCGTTTCCCGGATCTGTGCTTGGATCGCGGCAATTTTTGTGCCTCCGTCTTTCATGGGATGCAACTCCGCGTTATAGAGCATCGCCCCAAGCACTTCTAATTCGTCACGCAGCTGCTCTTCCTGTGTGCGCGGCTCCCCGCTATGTACGATCATCATGATAAATTCCTCCTTATTGCTCCAACAGACTTTCCCGATCGACCTCGTACCAAAACACATCGTCTACCTTGATGTTCGCCCCAACGGCAAGAATGTCATCGGCCGGATACTTCTTCAGCGCATCCTTATTTACCTTGGGCGGCGGGGATACGATGCAGTCGCTCATCCCGCGTACGCGCAGCGCCTTCACGATCGCCGCGATCTTTGCTTCGGCTTTTGGCAGGATAACTTTCGTGCTCTTGCGGTATCCCGTCTGGCCAAACTGCAGCGACATTGTCTTTTTCTTGCCCATATCGTCGCTGTGTTCATCCACGTAGCCCTTAATTTGCAGTTCCAGCTTGGCAATGCGCTGCGTGTACGGTTCCGCGTTGATGCCGGCTGTAAGCTTTGCATCGTCGATCGCGCGCTGCATTTCCGATTCGATTGCCTCGACCTTGCGCTGGCACTCACCGATTTCGGCCAAACATAGATTTACATCATCCCAGCTGTTCAGCGCATGGTCGGGCATGCGTACTCGTGCCATATAGCACCTCCTTCAATTTTTTTGCTGCACTCTGCGTTTGCACGGGCTTGTGACCGTCCTTGGCCGCATTACAGCCCATAAAGGGCGTGTTTAAATTCCCATTTCCATGAACTTCATCATCTGGATCAGACCTTCGTAGGTGATGTCCTCGTTGTCGCACGCGTTGCTGTACAGGTTGGACGCGCCGCGCAAGCCCTGCTTGCTCTGCGCCACCGCCAGCATAAGCGCCTGCTCCTGCTCGCCGGGCAGATCGGGGAAAAGCTTGCGGATATCCTCAATCGTAATCTGCGTGGTCATGCGCAGCTTGCTCTGCTTTGTGCGGCTCTGGATCTGTGCGAAAGCCGCTTCCAGCCGCCCGCCCATGTTGTCCACGACCGACCTATTCCCCACAAACACAACGCCCATGGATGGGACATAGTCCGATATGGATCGGATCATGTCGATCGTCTTTACCGGCAGATGCTGCGCTTCGTCGATAATCAGCACTTTCCGGCCGCCTGCAAAATAGGATGCCACGTTAAACCACATGTCGTCCTTGCGCGCGACCGCGATATGCAGCGTGCGGCAGAGCAGTTTCAAAAAGCTGCTGATGCTGGAAAAAACGGGGTTCACCGTAACGACCACGGCGTTGTTCGGGAAGTCTGCCGCATACTTCTGCACTGCTTTCGTTTTTCCGATCCCAGCGTCCCCGCACTCCACCGCGAGGCCGCCCTTGAGGTGTGCAGAGCGGATCGTCTTATATACTGCCTCAGATATGCTCGTGGGCACGTAGTCCGGCGTTCCGTGGATCTGCTCCGCCGCTTCGCTGATGTTGAAGAATTCCTGAAGCTTCTGCTCGAACCGGGCAGGGGATTTATAAGTCCCCTTTAAATACTGGTTTAACCCCGACGAGTTCGAGAAGCCGAGGGCTGCGGCGAAGGCTGCCTGCGTGATGTTGTTGTCCCGCATGTACGCAAGGGCGCGCTCACGCCAGTACTGGTTCTGCTGAGTTCCTGCCAAAGTGAGTTGTTCCGCTGCTTCTGCCATGATGATATCCTCCTCCGTTCGTTTAATTGCTGATTCGTTTGGCCGCATTGCGCAGCATGCGGTCGGTATCGATCTCGACCACCTTCCCGCCCTTTTGCGGTGGCATAGCGGTCAAAACATGTTTTTCGTTGGTGCGTACCGGTTCCAGCACTTTTCCCTCGCTGATGACCATATCTGCTTTCGCTGCCTGGCTATGCCGCAACATGAGATCCAGCGCATCGATGCGCTGCGCGGGCGTAAGCCGGCTTGTGTAGTCTTCTGCGAGTGCCTTGACGGCTTTGTCTACCGCCGCCTTCTTCCGCTGTGCGGTTTGCAGCTCTTCCTTCGACGCACCCCATGTCAGACGGCATTCGCGGTCGATCGGCGCGGTTTGGATAAATCGGTCTTCCTCATCATAGATGCGGATTTCCGAAAGATCTTCGGGATTATACCGCACATACACCTTTTGCCCTTGACGGCTCAGTAATAGCGGCGCGTCCCAGTAGTACAGCTTCACGCCGCTTACCGTGATCTGCACGCCCTTGCGGCCGATCGTCTGATACCGCGTAGTGCGCATAAGCATGAGGTTCAAATCCTCTGCGGTGGCAACGCGTTTTGTGTGCAGATTCGCGTTGTACACGTCCATGCGGCATTTGCCTTGATCCGCTTTCACGCGCCCGCCATACGCGCCCATGTTATAGTATCCGTCCAGAATATCGTCTACCGCCGCGCGGAGGTCGTCATCAAATGGGATCCGTCCGTCCTTCAAAACGTGCTTCAGCTGTTCCGGCCGCTCGATCGCGTTGCCTCCGGTATACGTCTCAAAGAGGCGTGACAAGCTGTTTTTCAGGTCTAGGAAGGTTCGCTCGATCGGCTTCGCTTTCGCGTTGCGTACGATCGCATTACGCATTTCGATGCCCAGCCGCGCGAAGATCGGCGGCGGTTCGGGCAGGTCTTTTGTACTGGCTTTTTGTCGGTGCCCAAGGCCGCCTATATCACGGTTCAGGAACTCGCGCCCGTTGTCCACGAGGATGTGGCGCGGGATTCCAAACCGCAGGATCCCTTTGCGGAGTGCAAAGAGCGTCGCGTCCGAGCAGGGCGCATCTGTCACATGCCAGCCCGTGAAAATCTGGCTGCGCGCGTCGATGAAAGCCGTAAGGTACAGACGATGGTGCGTTTCGCCGTCTTCGGACTGTGTGATCACGTCGAAAGTGTGGTTATCCGCAATCCAGTAGTCATTGGATGCGAGATCGTCATATAGCCGCTCGATGTACGGCGCGCAGCGGTCGGAATAGGCCTTTTCGCCTTCACGCATCAGCACGCGCACCGGCGCTTCGATCGTCTGCACCTGCCGCCTAAAGGCGTGGTAGCTTGGCATTTGCGGGATTAAATCCGGATGGTATTCTTTCGCCCACATGCCAACATACTCGACGCATTTTGATATGGGATACTGACGTTGATCCAGGTAGTAGTCCAAAAATGCGTCCCACAGTTCTTTGGGCATGTCCGTCCTGCCTTTACGCCACTTGCCGCGCTTGTCAACCAGCCCGTCGAGGTCGCCCATCCGATATGCACGCCATTTGCGGTACAGCGTCGGC